TTACTCCTGATATTACTACAACATCTTTAGGAACTACACCATCTCCTACTACTACAACTGAGTATTGCCCTGAGCATCCGGTCCCACCGGCAGCTGAGAAGCAAGGGGGCTCTAGGTATGGTCAAGGTAATAACGAATACGGATTACCTGTTGATGTAGATAACTTGAATTTAAGTTCTTATGGTACACGAATTCATATGTGGAATATTTCGGATACGTCTAGACTTAAGGTTTCTAATGTATTACTGAATGGGTCTGATCCGTTTGTGTCTTGTACTAATAGTAATTGGCATGGACCTATTGGGAGATGGTGGAATGGAGCAGGTTGTGATTACTATGGCAAGTATGGGTTTGGCGCGTGGAGCCAATGGACAGTCAATCAGTTTAGAAATTTTGGTGTGTTTAGGTTATTAGTTGGTGGCGACGGAGATTTGAAGACATTAGAAGAGGCTAGGTATATCCCTAACATAAGAGATCATGAAACTGGTATAGGTACAACTGTATCCTCGATGCCTGGGTTAGATGGAGGGTCACCTTTTGATCAGGTCAATGCCCAAGGATATCAAATGCCCTTCGATGTCGCCTACACTGCTAGTGATATAACTTATGCTTCAGCTGTGGGAGAAAACGACATACTCGTTTCATTAAACAAATACGTAGATAACCAGGGTGTTTTTAATATGGCTGTGTCTGGGGTCGTACGTGCGTTTGGGCACGGTCTCGCTGGGTACTTTAAGTCCCCTGGTAAGATGAATGGTGTCTGGACTCATGCTTGGACAGAAGAAGGTAAAGACTTGAAATTTGCACTCAGTAGACTCCATCCAGGGTTTGCGGTACCTCCTCTTAGGATGAAGTGGGGGGCTTATTTAGATAACTATATGGATGAAGCCGCTGTATCGTTGTTTGCTAATGCTAGGCATGCAGCTAATAAAAAAGTAGGGTTGCTTTCTATTATACGTTCTACAACGTCAATTGGTGGTGATGGACGGGATAGCATTTTTAATGACGCTTCCTTTGGTGTAGGCGTTAGATCACTAAATACTTTTGAACTTACTGAGTTAGTATAATGGCAGATATTAATAAAAATTTAAGATTTTATCAACCCAATGACCCCTACCAATGGCAAGTGGATAATTTGCCGTTAACTGATTTGTTGTCTAATGATATTATTCTAGAAGATCGTTTAAAGTCTTTAGAAGATACTTTTTCTGGGTTAGGGGATAATCCGAAGGGTTCTTTCGGGTTAGGGGCTATTGCTGATTTAAAAGCATACACCGAACCTGAAACAGGAGCTACTTCAAAGTTTGGGAAGGTATTCGTCCGACCAGGGAAGTTTAACGCTCGTATGCCGGTTGCAGCTACTCGTGAGAGTGGTTGGAGAATGATGAGGGATCGAAGTGATGTGTTCACTAACGAAAGTTTTGCTGGTACGGGTGACGACGTACTGTCTACTACGGAGACGAGCGAAGATTTTGTTAGGAGTAGCGCTGGCGCTTCTAGAACTGCTGTTGTTGAGTTCTACCCAGACCCCGATGGGAAAGACCAATCAGCTGTAATTGAGTCTTTTGATCCTGAGGAGTTTATTGATGCTAGCCCACCTTCGGAAAGATTGGACCTAGTTTATATAAAAGCAAGTCAATCCTTAGATACTGATCTTAATAAAAATGGAATGCCTGAGGCTTCTATAGGCATAGTTAAAGGTGCTTACTTTAGAACTGATCCCGCTGGGGGTCTCCAGACTACGGGTCGTAGATTTACTGATAAAAATGCTAGGTCTCGTGGTCTGACGACTGGAATGGCGGATTGTGAAGTGCCTGCGGATGCAAGGTTAGCTGGTTTTGGTACTGTGCCTATGCCAGACGACTTGGTTAATTTTTCTTGGCACCCAGCGTCTACTCCACTTCTTGGTGGTCCTTTTGGGGAAGAGCAAGTATCTACTCAAGCTGTTTTTTGTCTCCCTGTTGCGTATGTGAGGGTTCCTTCCTGGTATGTTCAAGGACAGCCAATCCCTCAGTCTAATGTGTATGATATAAGACCATTTTTACGTACTGCGGAACTAACATATAGTGAAAGAGCAGGGATTGCCAATTCCGTTGATCCTCATGGGAATAACCCGTTTATCACAAGAAAACACTTAGAGCGTGGTTACTTAGATGCAATTAATAATCAGCTGTCTACTAATACCAATAATATTGCTTCTAACACGGGCAGGATTGATTTAAATACAGCCAGTATTGATAGGATTGAAACTGATTTGTATGGGTTGGAGTCTCAAGAAACTACAGACTCTAAGAATTTTGAAGGGCGTATCATTGCGTTGGAAAATGCCCAATCGACTGGTGGTTCATCTGGCGGATCAACTTTTGGATTTTTGGCAGCACCCTACCCTTTTATTGAGGATGCTCTTGCTTCTGAAATGGGGACGTATCAGAACCCTAAGAGATGGAACATAACGCTCGCGATCCCTCCTGGCGTAGCCTCTACTTTGGTGGCTGTGCAGTTTAGAGTTTTAGCAAGACATACGGGGGGCGACAGTGGTGAAGGTGGCTTATTTTTCTTCGTACCAACAGGCATCTCACCGAACCCCTTCACTACTTCACCTAGCAACACGGCCAAGGAAGTTGTTAGGACTGGTATAAATATTGATGGAGGGCAAGCTACCTGGGGCTGTTTTGACTCTAATACTTTTTATCATGATGTGTATAAATGGCGCTCTTCAACGGGTGGCGCGTGGCAGCTAGAGTTTGCTACTTATACAGATAATCCTACTGATCCTAAGTTGCGGTTTAGTATTTATATTGATGGATACATTGCATAGTAGTAGTTGAATGAAAATAGTTTTCTTAACATTAATGACTATCTTTCTTGTCGGGTGTAGCACTCTAAGCAGGGCGAGTTTTGCGGCGGGAGGTGCTGCTGCCGGATCTCTTCTAGGTCCAGGGGGAGCCGCCGCAGGGGCTGCTGGTGGAGTTATTGCTGCGGATTTGATGGGAGCAGGGGGTGGATCGTCAGGTCCACACGGACCTCACCCACAAGGTCCTACTGCATCAGCTTTCGATGAGGCTGCACAATTTTTAAGCACTCTTGGTTGGTGGTACTTAATTATTTTTATTTTAGTTCCACTTTTTACTAAAAAGGGACGTAGTTGGATTGCTAAATTAGCAACGTTACATAATACAGCAACTAAAAAAGACGTTGACCTAACTACAGACCAACTAAATAAACTAGAGGGAATGATTTCCTCGATAACTGAAAAAGGAAAACAATGAAGTATCTCAATGAAGAAAGCCAGTTCACTCGCATCTCCGATAAGCATGCTAGGGCTATGATGGAAAGTGCTGGGTATGAAGTTCCTCAATTAGAGGAAGCCTCAGTTGAACCAGCCGTAGCTTCAGACTTTAGTGTGTATCGTTACGAAGATAAGCTTTTTGCTTTAACTGAAGAAGTTATTACAGCTGACGATGATCGCGATTATGTTCGGGTTGAGCCGTTGGATGAAACCTTTATTATGGAGGTTGATGAAAATGGTGTAGAGCAGGTAGTTGAGTCTGTTGAATATGAAGGTGAAGGCTTTCTGCTTGAAGGGCTGTACAGGGATGACGATGAAAACTTTTATGTTTGTTTAGAACGTAAAGGTGGTGACGACGAAGAGTCCGAAGAAGACGAAGAAGAAGAAGCTGAATCAGAGGAGTGATAATAATGGAAAAGAGCATCATGAGCATGGCAGATGAAATTCTGGGGGGTGCTCTTTCTAACCCCTCAAAGGTTTCTCCTGACGTTTTAAATCAGCATAAAGAGGCTGAGTTGCCTGAGCTTTCGGACGCTCAAAGAGATAGTATGATTTCTGAGTCCGTTAATGAAAAGCTAGGTCCTGAGCTAAAAAAGCATGCTAAACACGGTTCAACTGAATTTGGCCCGGGTGGGGGCGTAAAGGATACTGCTGTTAATATGGGGAGTGCCGATAAGGATAAACTCTCTCCCCAGGGTAAGCGAAAGTTGGCAAGTCATCGTGCTCGTAGGGCTGCTAGAGGTGATTATCGCTCTCGGGGACAGGTTGATCGCCCTTCTATGTCCCAAGAAAAGGATTGGTCGGACGAAAAGAATCGTCAGCTTCGCCATAAGTTCAGGCGCGGTCGTAAGACTACTGGACAGCAGGGCGAAGAAGATAGAGACCGCATTAATCGCCCCCTCGACAAAGCTACTCGCAAGTACAAGGTGCTGGGACAACAGCAGCAACGGGAAAAGTGGAGGAAAGAGTCAGAGGAAAGGCGACGTAAAGCTGGGGTACAGAAACGTGTAGAAGGTCGTAGCACGGAAATTAAAAATAAGATTATCGAAAAGCTTCGATCAGGGTCCGAAAATTTCCGGGGGATTGGGGGTACGAAACCTTATGGTACAAATACTAGAACCGATGCCCCACCTCACGACGCACCAGATGCTGAGAAGAAAGCTTGGAAGAAGAAGAACTATCCCAACGCTGATGGGGGTCTTGCTTCCCACCGCAGGGCGAAGGCTATTGTTGCTGCTAACAAGAAGAAAAGGGAGGCTGCTGCCCAACAGAAGGATAGTAACTCTGCTGCTAAACCGCGTGTAGAAGGTCTTAGTGCGGAAGAAGCGTTATTAAGGGCTCGTGATATCTTAAAAGAGATAGAAGTTCGGGTTAGTAAGTCAGGATTTAAGAACGCGGGTACTAAGCAAAGAACCTATACAGGGGATAAAGCAAAGAAACTAGTTAAAGCGGCTAAAAAAGGTACTGAAAAAACTCGCTACCCGGGAAGTCGGGGAGAGGGCAGCTACGGACCATCGAATTCCATTGAAACTGATAAAAGGACAGGTCGAGTTGGACCTGATGTTACGGTTACTAAGGGTATCGGTAAAAAGAGTAAAGTAGCTGCTGAAGCTACTACGTGTGGCGCGATTGGGGTTAAGCAAGGACAGATGGCTGGTTCCGCTAACAAAGCGTATGATACCGATGCCCAACCCATGGGTAAGGACACTCCCAAAATCGCATCGGTTGACAAGAGCCTGCGTAAGGTAGGTAAGAAGACTCCTAAGAAGACCGCCAAGAAGAAGTCGGTTAAGAAAGAATCTATTGATTTGTTTTTAGACCGGATCCTTAACGAGTGCCAAAAGTAACATGTTAATAAGAGATATTTTTTCGTTCGGGGAAGTTTCTTTAATTTCAGAAGGTAGGAAAGGCTCTGGACCGTTAAAGTTCAAAGGCATATTTTCTGAGGCTGATCGCCCGAACGGAAATAAGCGTATCTACCATCGTGGACTTTTAGAGCGCGAAGTTAAGAAGCTTCAGGGCCAGATTGGTGATCGCCGCTTGCTCGGAGAGCTTGATCACCCTACTGATGAGATCGTGCATCTTAACAACGTTTCTCATGTTATTACTAGGTTAAGCATGCAAGGTTCCCATGTAATGGGCGAGGGGGAAGTTTTAAATACTCCTTCCGGTAAAGTTCTTGCTGAGCTTCTTCGCGCTGGTGTTAAACTTGGTATTTCTTCTAGAGGTACTGGATCTGTTGATTTAGATGAGTCTGGCTCTACTTATGTTGTGGGGGAAAACTACAATATGATTACATTTGATATGGTGTCTGAGCCCTCTAGTCAGGATGCATTTCCTTCTATTGCTGAAGGTAAACAATTGAATGAAGTTCGTGAGCCTATTGTTGAGGAACTAAAACATTTCCACAATGATCGAATTTATATCACTGCTTTAAAGCGACGGTTGGGCAAACTTTAAAAAAATATAGCATTTGTTTTAACCGTATAGTACATAATCTTAGATTACGAGAATCAACATGAGTAATAATCTTGAAAAACTAGTTGAAGCTCTCCCCAAGGGTCTTACTGAGACCGGCATTGAGGAAGTTGCTTCTTTATTAGATGAAGTTGTTGAGGAGCGTGTCGCTGATGAGATTAAGCTCATTGAATCAAAGGTCAAAGCTTTTTTACGGACCAAGATTGATGAGTTGAAGGAATCGGCTCGCCGCGAACTTGAACTGGATGACGAATTAGTGCGCTCGAACAAGGTGCTTAATGCTATTAAGACCATTGTTGCGGGGGAACTCGAAAGCACTGATTTCAACAATGCTGCTAAGCAGTATGAGTTAGAAAACAAAGATCTCCAGGAACAGCTTGAGGCTGCTACTGCTCAGCTCAACGAAACACTGAACACAGTCAGTTTATTGGAGTCTAAGTTGGACCACCAAGAAACTGAGCTTAGTCAACTCACTGAAGCACTTGTTACAGAACAGGAAAAGGCTGAAGTTCCTTTCAAGTCTTCTGAGTCGGCGGTCATGATTACAAATGAAAGTCATGACACAAACCAAGGTCTTCCCGATTCGGCCCGGGGGAATTTCTTCCTGAATGAGGACGTAATTCGTTTGTCCCAACTTCAAAGGAACTAAAATATGTTAAACAAAGAAATCTCAAATACTTTAGTCGAGAAGTGGAGTCCGATTCTTGAAGGTGTGAACGATGAATACACTCGCGAGACTACTGCCGTCCTTCTTGAGAACCAAGCTCGTCATATTCTGAACGAGGCTCAAAAGGATGGAATCCTCTCGGAGGCCACCCCAGGGAACGCTCCCACTACGGTTGGCACCATCGGCACTTTCCAGAAATTCGCTTTTCCTCTCGTGCGTCGGGTTTTCCCCGAATTGATTGCTAACAAGGTTTGCGGTGTCCAGCCTATGCAGGGTCCTGTCTCCCAGATTTTCTATCTGGGTTTTGATCGTGCTACTGATACGCGCCGACAGACTGTTTATAGCAAGTACAACCTTACCTATGCTCAGGGTGGTTTAGAGGCCATTGGTGATGCGACTACTCAATGGAATGGACCGGAGTTAAGTGGTGCCTTGGATGATCTTGCCCCGTCGGCTTTTGATCTTTCGAACGTTAAGGCAGAAATGACTAACGCATCGGCAACGGTGGGTGGTCAAATCGCTGCGTTCCCTGTTTCGGGGCGTACTGTTGGTTATGATGTTTCGAGTGGTGAAGTTCTTGGTACGGTGGTTAGCCCTGAAGGTCAACTTTCTACTCTTGATTTTGATCCGACTCCGAACGGTGTTATCCCTGAGATTAACTTCCATATCGAGCAGCAGGCTGTGACTGCTCGTACGCGTAAGTTCCGCGCTCTGTGGACCTTAGAAGCTGCGCAAGACCTTCGTGCTTATCACAACCTTGACCTTGAGCGTGAACTTACTGACCTTCTTGGTAAGGAAGTTGCTCTTGAAATCGACCGTGAGCTTATTGAAGATATGCGCGGTATTGCATACGATGTCACTGGCGCTGGATTCAACCGGGAGATGTTGGACATGCCTAACAGCAACAACATTACCGGTGCGGGTACATCCCAGCCTGCGCAGACGTTTGACCCAGGCGACTTCTTATACGAGACTACTGGCCTTGGGACCGCCCCTGGTGGTGGGTTATACCAGAGCAATGCAAACGTGTTTTTCGTAGATTTTGCATCAACGTCAATGAACCTTAGCCCTCGTCATTTGGGTCAGGCTTATGCCAACTTGCTTGCTACCCTGAACTTTGCTGCTCAGGACATCTACAAGAGCACGTATCGTGGTGCTGGTAACTGGATTATCACATCGCCTCTGATGGCTGCTGTTCTTAATTCTGCCTCCAAGCTTGAGGGCGGTGTTAAGTCTGGTAACTGGGAGGGCCAACTCGGTGCTAACATCAACTACGCTGGCAAGCTGCAAGGCATGTTCGACGTATACGTTGATCCCCTTTATCCTGATGATGAACTTCTGATGGGCTACAAGGGCTCTTCGCCGATGGATTCGGGTTTTGTATACTCACCTTACATCCCACTCCAGATGTTGCCTACCATCACGGATCCAGAGACGTTCCAACCCCGTAAGGGCTTGCTCACTCGCTACGGCAAAGCCGCAGTGACTCCTGAGTCTCGCTTCTTCCGAGTCATCCGCGTTGTGGGTGCTGGTTCGAACTTCTTGTTCCGACCAGGCAAGCTTAGCAATCCTACTGCCTAACGCTTAGCTCTTAATTAGAAAAGAAGAGTCGTGCTTTTTGTAAGTGCGGCTCTTCTTTTTGTCTATATACAAGTAGAGGTTTATAATTATGAAATATAAGAATACTCGAGGATACGCTGTTAGGGTTATTAATAGTGCCGGTAACGTTGTTATGCTTGGTGGGCACGCAGAACTAGATGATCCCGGTCTTTCAAGTCGCCCTTATTGGGTGGTAGAAGTTTCAGATGCAGTGCCTGAGGAGCAAGTGGTAGAAGAAACGACATTGACGGCTACTTCCGAGGAGATAGTAGTGGAAGAGACTGTCGCAAAGACTGTCGCAAAGACTGTCGCAAAGAAAGCAAAAAAGAAAGCTTCTTCTAAGAAGACTTCATCCGATAAGTGAGTTAATCTATGGGCTTTAGAGCTAAAAAACCTCAAACACGTTACGGTAATACTTTTGGAAATGTAGGCGGAAGTTTCGCTGAGTTAGAAGATTGGGATTATCCTGGCGATATTGATTATGGGGCTTTAAGCCGTAGAAGATTCAAAAATCAAACAGATTTTACTGAGTTCTATAAGTCGGTAAAAGACTTTGTTTTAGCTCGGTTAGGGTTCCCTGTTGTTCGAGTTGAGTTAACTGAGTTTCAAATTCAGACCGCAATTGATGAGGCTGTCTCTAAGCTAGATTACCATGCACCGGATTGGTGTGTTCAGTTTTGTACATTTGCAACGTCTGCGGGGGTTTCTTTGTATGAGCTTCCTCAAGTCGTAATGAATAATTTTAGAAATGCAGTTTACAGAAAGAACCTTCTAAGTGTAGCTCAATCTAATGGAACCCTGGAATTTGACTTTTTTATTAAGTATTTTCAAGACAACTTTTTGTTTAGGGATTTTTCTGTAGGGGACTACTATGTTACAATTTCTCATCTGGAGATGATGCGTAAGATTCTAGGTAACGATGGAACTTTTAATGTAGTAAATGGGCGTTACTTAAATATCGCGCCCACTCCAACGGGAGTCTTCGGTGAAGTTATTGTTGAGTTTAAGGCGCTAGATACTGGCACTTTGCACCCGTATTTTATAAATTGGTTGCAGCGTTACTCATTGTCAGTCGCTAAAGGCATCCTTGGCCAGATTCGCGGTAAGTATCAAACTCTTCCTTCTCCTGCTGGGGGCGCTCAGTTGAATGGTGAGGCTTTGATACAGCAGTCTTCAGAAGAGCAGCAAAAGCTCGTTGAGGAACTACTAACCGAGATTGAAGAGCCGCCCACCTTTACTACTTTCTAATGGCTGACAGGAAACAATTCAGAACTAGTACAAAGATTGTTGGGGACACAGCTACTGAGTTTAACGACTTGTTAAACTTGTATGACTTGGAAAATCCTGATATTGAACTATTTAATCTTGTTGATGATGAGTTGATCCGTTTAGGTGGTTCTAAGATCTTACTGTATAAGTTCTATAGGAGGGAGGGTCTTTCGGATGATCTTTATGGAGAGGCGTCCCAGAAGGCTATCTCTAACACTCCTATCGTTTTACAAGGCCACTACGAGCCCCAAGCTTTAGAGGAAAATCTTACTGAGTTTGGAATTGAGGTGACTAGTGAGCAGTTGTTTACATTCAATAAGAGTTATTTGGAAAAGGTTGTAGGGCGTCCTTTGATTGCTGGTGATATTTTACAGCCGGATTTTCAAAACCTTAAGTATGAGATTTTTGAAGTACAAGAAGATCAGTTTGATGTGTATGGTGTTTATCATTTAGTTTGTGCTGGCAGAGTCCTGCGCGATGACTCCGATATTACTAGAACTGATGAGTCTTTCCCCCAGGATGAGGTATATTAATGGTTGGTGCTTTTTGGACAATTGATGATATACGGCGAGAGATTGAAGCATTAGAATCTACTAGTACGTATCAAAAAGCAGATTTTTATCGGGACTTCACTAGGCGGTTAAAAGAACTTTTTGGTAAACTCCAAGTATTAAAAGGCGATGACACTCTTCGTGTAGTTGATATAATTTATGCTAATCCTGAGCGGGCAATAGCTAAAATAACTGAAGATAAAAACATACAACTGCCAATTCTTTCTTTGCAGTTCGCTGGAGTGGAGATAGACACTAGTCGTCGTAAACCAATGGAAGCCTTGGTGGAGAAGAAGTTTTGGTTGTCGGATGAGCAACGAGCTATTCGTTACATGGCTCCTGCGCCTGTTGCAGCTAATTTATCTTTTGCGGTGAACGTATGGGGTAAGTATGTTGAGGAGGTTAACCAACTAACTGAGCAGATTATATTAATGTTTAGGCCAAATCTGCCTGTGGACATCAGGCCAGGGGAGATTTACCAAGCTTACATTAAAGATGTGTCTGAGTCTTCTATGTTTGATGCCAGTGATAGGCAGGATAGGGTTGTAAAACGTGCTGTTAACATAGAAGTACAGTCTTATGTGCCTAGTAAAGTTTACAAGTTTACAAGTACTGGGGAGATTAAGGTAATTAATTACGAAGTTTATATTAAAGAAACTTCTGGTTTACAGACCCTAGAAAGCTTCCAAGCCGGTGGTGGTAGAGAATTTGCTCTTAATCAGCTTCCTAATAGAGGTGTGGGCATCACTACTGTAACAATTTAAAAAAAAGTGGAGTGCTTGGAACGTAACCAGTCTAAATATACTTAGAGGAAAAATACATTGTCTGATTTTAAAAAGATTAAAAATACTACTCATCAGAGTTTAGAAGTTATTGCAAAGTTACCCTCTGGACAGTATAACCATATCTGGTTGGGGTCTAAGCAATCTGTGGTTATTGCTGCGGACGCTCTTACAGACATGATTCGTGTTGCCGCTGACAGGCAAATGCTTAAAATCACAAACGCTTAATAGGAGAACACAAAAATGGCTGCATATGTAAGCCCCGGAGTTTATGTTATTGAGAAAGATTGGTCGGACTATACACCGTCTCTCAATTCAACAAATGTTGGCGTTATGGGTTTTGCCTCGCAGGGTCCTGTTGGAAAGGCTACACTCGTAACAAATGCTGATCAGTTAGTACAAACCTTTGGCCGTCCCGACGACGCAGAGGGTGGTTTTGGTCTAATTGGTGCATACCATATATTAGACAGGACAAACACTGTCTACTTTACACGCACAGCTACTACAGATGCTGCGGTTGCTGATGTAGCAGTACCTCTAGGAACTTGCCCTTATGTCGAGTTGTCAGGCTTAAGTCCCAATGACTATCACCTGTTTCTTGTTGATGTAAGTGGGTCAAGTTCTTCTGCTAAAAATGGAAGTCCTTTGATTTTTTCTATCCCCCCTGCCTCTGCTAACGCTACGTATGCTGCTAGTGCAGCAAAGGCTATTGAAGTAGAGGTCAATAGGATGACGACTAACTCAGCTGCTATTTCTTGGGATACACAGAGTGCTAGTGCAGGGAATTTTGTTGGTTCTTACGCAGGTAGTGGCGCTAATGTCCAAGTTTGGGGGTGGGCTTCTGCATCAGCGTTCCCGACTATTCCGCCGGGAACTGAAGCTGCAAATATTAATTCTTTAAGCGGCTCGAATGCAGATCTCTCAGCAGTCGATGGCAACTTGACTATGGGCGCTTCCAACGGTGCAGGAGAAGCGGCTTATGCTTTAAAACCTATTGCTTCAGGGGTCACGGTTGATCCTACTAGTTTATCTGGAGGAGCTTACGTTACTAGAACTCTGTACCCAGGCGCAGGATATAACTACTCTTCTACTGTTGAGACGTATGGTCAAAAGATAACTGGACTACAAGATGTTGTGGCTGCAAATAGAGCCGCTGGATCAGTGTTTAATGTTAATAAGGGTTCTGGGGCTGAAGAATCTCATCTAGTTGAGTGTGTAGTTAACTCTACAGGAGTTGACTTGGCTCCTTCTGCTGTTATTAACAACACGACAGATAGCACAAACAAAACCTCTGACTTTATTGTCGGGGAGTTTGCTGTGGATAACACTGCTAGGGATGATGTTTTGTGGGCGCTACCAACCTCATGGGGCGGTGCCATGGATGATGACGGAACTGCCAACCTCGCTGTGGTCCAGGCTGATACAACTCCTTCCAGCGTTACTGTGACTGATGTCAGGTACTTGAAGTTGGTTGACGGCAAGTATAACTATGCTGGGGGAAACAATGGTGATCTTAGTGGCTCCTTGAGTTTTGATGATGCCATAGTTAGAGCGGCTGTTATTGGGAATGCAGCAGAAGGTACTGGAGTTTATTCATACCTTAAAGAAGATGTTGATATCTCTATCTTGGCAATACCAGGATGTACTGAACAAAACATCGTTAATAATGCGATCTCTATTGCGGAAAGCTCACAAGAGTTCTTAGTTGTTACTAATCCTCCTCTTGGAATTAACTCCCCTCAAAATGCAATCGCATGGTCTAACGGAGTTGCTGAAGGTCGCACTGCTGCCTTGAATAGCTCTTATGCTTGTATTTATTGGCCATGGGTTAAGTTGTTTAACCCGTTTACTCAGGTTGATGAATACATCTCCCCAGACATATTCGCGATACGCCAAATGGCTTTTACGGATGCTACCTTTGATGCGTGGTTCGCTCCTGCGGGTCTTGTTCGGGGTCGCCTGACCAAGCCTGTTGACGTTGAGATGGTCCTAACTCAGGGAGATAGGGATGCCTTATACGGTCCTGGTAATGTTGTTAACCCGGTCCAGAAGTTCTTAACTGAGGGCATTGTTCTTTGGGGGCAGCGCACCACGCAGAGAGTTGCGACTGCATTGGATCGAATTAATGTTCGTCGTCTTATGATTATAATTCGTAAGATGCTGTTAGCCTCTACACGCCAGTTCGTGTTTGAGCCTAATGACGCTGCAACTTGGAAGCGGGTTGAGAACGCTGTTGAGCCTCTTATGGCTGATATTAAGAGCCGACGAGGAGTTGTAGATTTTAAGGTTATATGTGATTCGACCACTAATACACCAATTAGAATTGATAGGAATGAACTTTGGTGTAAGGTCATTCTACAGCCTACGAAGGCTGCTGAAGTTATTGTGTTCGAACTCAACCTAACTAGTGCAACATTGGGACTTGGACTCCCAGGTAACTAATGCTATATAAAATAGGAGAAAACATTTATTATGGTTGACGTAGACTTAGCAGATTTTTTTGGTGAAACAGGGCGTGTCGTTGATGTGGCCGGGTTCACAGCAGGTACAGAATTGTTCCACCGTTATGATTCTTACCGTAGCTATAGCTGGCTAGTGAGGATTAACGGGGTAGGTGGTGTCGTGGGTAGTATCCTTGCGAACACTGGCCTTACTGATCCTGATAATGTTCTTACTCTCGCAGCTAAGCAAGTTGGTCAGATCGGCTACAACGTTGAAGACATCATGGTTGACCGTGTTAATGACAAGTTCTACTATCCTGGTCGTCCTTCAACAGAGGAAACTGTTATCACGTTTGATAACCTTCTTAAGGGGGATGCCGCTAAAGCTCTCTTCAATTGGATGCGCACTACTTATGATCCTATTACAGGCACTCATTCAACTTCAGTTGCGTCTAACATTGCAGGGCAAGTAATCCAAGGTGGTGGCGGTTTCAAACGTACGGTAGATGTTGTTCTCCTGGATAATACTAGAAAACCCCAATGGGTTGCTAGGTTGTATGGTGCCTACTGTAAGAACTGGCGGTTAGCTGAATTTAATTATTCGGCCAATGAGTTCCATTCGATTGAATGCACTCTTCGATATGACATGGTTGGTTACTTTAAGAATGGTGACACTGTCTTCGAAGACATTCTCGCACCTCTCACCTAAATATAACGCACCTCAAATTAAGATAGCTCCTAAATATAATAGGAGCTATCTTTTTTTGTAATGTCTGAAACCATATTTGAAAGGCTGCTTGAATCTTATTCGGGCATGCGTAAAAGGACTTGGAACCCAAGTTTAGTCGGAGAAGCAGCCAACCCGCTTCTTCATTGGAAAAGACGATTTGGGGTGCCCAAAGGAGTAGACCCTTTAACTCACAAGAGTAATCTTGAAACCGCTAGGTCTAATATTAAGGCTTTAGCTAGTGGTGGCGAAGCTAAAGTTGATCATGCTACAGCAGCAGAAAATGTACGGCAAGCGGCCTACGGAACTGCTGTGCTTAGCACTAAGCATCCCCCTGGACCTGCCACTACTATTTATGTTCAGGCGAATAACAAAGATGTTGACCAGTTCAGAATAGATAAGGCGCAGATAGTATTGGCAGCTATTGATGAGTTGCTTAGAGGCATTGGGGAGTCGGAAGCAGAGAAATCCCCAGTGGAAAAGGCTGGGGACAAGGCTGTTCGGGGTTCTGAAGAAGGGGTGCCTGAGGTTCAAGAAGAGCGGGTAGCTTTATCTGACACGGAACGAGAAACTGCTATTGGGGTCATAGAAAAACTTTTAGGGATCTTACCTAATGTGGCTTCCAAAATTATAGCAAAGCTTGAAAACACTATAAATACCCCTGCAAAAAATACTAAGCTTGGAAAGTTTTTCGAGTTCATGGAGTTGGAAAACCCGACTCTAACATCCGAGTCGAAAAAACAGTTAAAGTCTTTAATGTCTCATTTGTTTAATATAGCAAATAAGGCAAACACCCCGGAAGCGCTATCCCCTGCTGAAAAGGCAGCTCTTAAAGTTATAACGATTAGGCGTAACGGGGATGTTTATTTTGGCAGGCCAGGAGAGGCTGTGCCGGGGTATGAAGATTTACAAGAACAGGCGGCTTTTGGGGATTCAAATTATGGTTTCCATTTAGGCAAGGCTATGAACCAGTTCGGCCCTCTTCTTGGAGAAGCGCGAATCGTCACCGATTCCGATGGCAACGAATCCATACGAGTAGAGAATCCTGGGACTATGAGTGATTCTGAGTTTGATAAGTTGCCTAAAGCTTTTCCATCTTCAAAAGCGGGGGGTTCCGGCAATAACGATGCTGTTGGCAAAGTGACAGAGTATTTTTGGGAACTAGGTATGGCTATCAGTACAGGGGACAAAGGTGCTATAGCTGAAGCTCGTGAGAAAGTCAAGAAAGGATTAAAGAAGCTTGGCGGTCTCCCTGAAGATCTTGAAGTTCTGGAAACCCCTATAACGGATGAGAACTATGACATTTTGAACGATGTGGTCTCCCAGATGCAAGAAGCGGGCGGTGTTACCCAGTTTGTTAAAAACTTAGTAAGAAACATTGGGCGGTCTGTTGAGTCATATCAAAAAGCATTGAATATACAGCCTGGGGATGTTGTTAAAGTAGCTGCTCCTTCACAGTCAAGTAAGATGGGGGAGAGACCTGATGTTATTGCTTTTATTAGACCGGAAGCAAAAATTAATAAGAAGGCTTTAACGCTGGAGGGTCGCAAGGTTACTTTGCATGTCGTGACCCCCAAAGATTTGGATATTATTAAAAAGTACGGAGAGGATGTTGTGGGGACTACCATGCTTAACACTAGTATTAAACAAAAGAAAGAAGAAGGTGGTACAACTCGCATGGGGTCTGGTGCTTATAGAAATATGGTTGAGCCTCCCACGGGAGAGTATGATAAGCTTCAGAAATCGGCGCTGGATAGAGCGGAGAAAGAAGGATTGATGACGCCGGAACAAAGAGAGGATTGTATGCAAGCGCTGGAAGCTGATAGGAAGCATCATGAGGTTATTTCAAAAAAGATACGTGCTTTAAGCCCTAAAAATAAAAAGGATGTTGTTGATTTCTTAAATAAGACAGTGCTAGCGGGGGGTACATCTATTGAAGGCATGGAAAAGTATAAAGAAGAAGCAGATTCCATCGCTAAGGGGTTACAGTCGGATGACAAGGAAGTTCGTCGTCTAGCGGAGATTAGGCTGGTGCAAATGGCAAGAATGCGTAGAACTCGTGGGGGTACTACTGGTCGGGGTGCTCGTATGGCAAGAGCACATGCTTTTAATGATGCCGTATTGAGCTTTGCTTCGAGGGAGGAAGAGCCAATCTATATTGATTCCCCTCAATCCCTGAAAACTACCACTAACCATCAGGTTATGAGTGTTTTAGCCAATGCGCTGTTTAAAGAAGAGGGGGACGTAGATGTAAACCCGGCAAGAACTACAGTTAAAAATAAGGATGGCTCCCCCGTGTTTGGGTTACGGAGAGTTGCTCGTACCGATAAAAACCCTGGCTATGAGTTCGAGATGTTCAAGAAGGGGGAAGATGCTGCTACCAAGACTATTCCTCGTTAAACCAGAAGCCCTCAGGAAGCGCTAGAACGTCTTTTAATAAGTAACAGTAGTATTTATCATGGATACAGATAAAGTTGTGTAGCGCCCCCACACGGGCTCCTACGACAACAATTTCTTTTCTACGGTTCTTTTTATATATAACCATCCACTCCCTGCCCCCTGCTTTCCTGGCGTCAGTTTTTGCTTGTTCTATGAATTTGTAGAAATCTGAACGTTCTTTAAATATATCATCAATTTCTAAGTCATACCCGTTCTTGCATTCTATGGTATATTTAAAGTTTTGTGGCGTAATTAAGTCACCATGTACTATAAGATGTTGTGGGAGTTGGTGGGTTGACCCAAAAGCTCCTGAACCGGGTGTTCTGCTAAACTCGTTGGTTTTGAACCGTTCATTCAACATATGAGCAATTTTTCTTTCGAAAGTAGCACCTTTTCTTTTACTGTTAACTTTGGGCTTACGCCCAAATTCACCATCGTTTAGAATTTTTTTAAGATTCGACATGTTTTATGAAAGTCCAAAAAAAGCAATTTAAGTTGAAAACTGATGATTGGGTTTTCAAAATTAGATCTGAAGGAAGACGGATGAAAATTTACATCAAGCTAAATAAGCAAGAATCAGGACAATGGAACTCTATTAAATCAGCTGTGGTAGGGGACGGTACCCTGTCAGACGGCGAGTTTGCTAAGGTTATGTTGTTTAGGGGTATAAATGCATTTATGGATGATCTTAATCAGGCTATGGACGAGATGTCTGACGCAGAGAAAGATGAAGTCCTTAAAGAAGCAGGCGTGGCACCGGAGATTGAGGTCGAAGTCCCAGTAGCGGAGGAAGAAGACGATGAGAACTCTACAGATTCTGACAAGTGATGATGAGAAGTTTGTTAATAGGATTATAAGAGAGAAGAAAACTTCTTCTTATACTATTCTTTATACTTCTGAATGGGACCCGTGGTCTCATAAGGTGCTTGACGCTGCCGAAGAGTGGGTCCTTCAGGAAGGGGACGAGACTTGTTACGTAATTTCTAGCTGGGAGTTACCGCATGTTTTTTCAGCATTTGGGATTGCCACTACTCCTGCTGTTGTGAAAGTTAATAACGGCACTGTTAAGGTATTTGTTGAATACCCTAAAGTTTACGATTACTTTTCTCCTTCTAAGAAGAAACGGCGGAAGGGTCGTGCGTTTCATGCGAACTAGGAGCTTCTCCGGTTACTAGTTCTCTGTAGTCTTGAAGCTTCTTAGCATACTTTTTGTTTTTTGTGTATAGGAGCTTTAGGTTGTTTACTATGACGGTGGTAAAATAATTGAAAGCTGACCCACTTCTAGGTTTGAAGTTTTTTAAAGTCTTGAAGGCGAGCATAAAACATTCTTGTTTTGCGTCATCATGATCTACTTTAAACTTAAAGGACATTAGGATATTCATTATCAATACGTCTAGTAGCTCAACTAATTCATTTTCATATTCTTTTTCGTTTTCTAAGTATCCAAGTATTACTTCCTCAAATCTTTTGTTGTCAATGTAGTGCCCTTTTCCTTTTTTCATAATGTGTTATAGAGAATGAATCTAGACGAAATTGTAAAAAGTTTTGAAAAAGCTGAAAATATTCATGTGGAAGAGGTAGGCTCTGAGCCTATTTTGTTCATTCATGATTCTTGCGTAAAGCAAAGAGGGGATATTTACGCATTTAAAGATGATGAGTATGGCGTTTTGATGCGTTTGCTTGGTAAGACTAAGTTACCGGAAGAAGAGTATCAGTTTGTTGCCGCAATCCAGCAGTTGGGGGTCAGTGAAAAAGATGTTACCACGGAGATTATTCAACAGAACCGGGAACCCCTTGAGAAAAAAGTAAAGCAGGCTGAGCCTAAGTTGATCTATGTGTTGGGCAACCTAGCTATGAAAACTTTACTTAGGAAGTCAGGAATCTCTAACAAAAGGGGTAAGGAATTTTGGATTGACATAGATGGCATGGAAATCCCGGTAGTTCCTGTATATCACCCTTTTTCTTTATACTCTGAGCCTAAACTTCGCGGCTTATTCATCCAGGATATTAATAATGCTTATGATAAGTTTATTTTGAAGCGAAATAAGTTAGCTGAGTCTGATTATGAGCTTTGCAATGAGGTTGATTCAGCTTTAGAGAAACTACGTCATGCTGCAACTAAGCCTTTTGTTTCGGTAGATATTGAAACCACTGGTCTTGATTTTAAGAAAGATAAAATTACAAGTATTGGGTTTGCTACGGGCGAATTAGAAGCCTTTGTAATTCCTCTTTATCATAGAGAATCTAACTTATCTCCTGGTGATATTGATAAGGTTTGTGACGCAGTCAGTGCTATCATGGGGAACGAATCAATAGGAAAAGTTTTTCATAACTGTAAGTTTGATTTAAAGTTTTTAAGGAATTGGGGTGTTCCTGTTTTTAGAAATATTCATGATACCCAAATTATGCATGCTTTGGTGGATGAAAATAAACCACACGGTCTTATGGATATCGTAAAAGAGTATTGGCCTCATGAGCTAGAGGAGTTTTAAAATGATTGCAGCAGAGTATATTTGGTTAGATGGCGCAGCGGAAGAGAATGCTCACCACATGCCGTGCGTCAGAAGTAAAACTAGGATGGTGAGTTTCTCAGGGGATATTTCCTCTTTACCTCAATGGAGTTATGACGGGGGGAGCACTTATCAAGCGGGGGTAGTTGATTCCGATTTAATCTTGAATCCTGTCAGAATTTATAAGGATCCCTTTAGAGAGGAGGGTATTTTAGTATTATGTGAGGTATTAAATCAGGACGGAACTCCACACCCGACTAATCACAGACATAAACTTTGCGTGGATGAAGACGATACTGTGTGGTTTGGGTTTGAGCAAGAGTATACCTTGTTTAAGAAGGATACCCCAGCCGCCTTCATGTATGATATACACCATAAAGAGCAAGGCTCGTTTTACTGTGGTGCGGGGGCACATAAGGTATACCATAGAAATCTAGTAGAAAAACATTTCCAGTATTGTTTACAAGCCGGGGTGGATTTATATGGGTATAACGCAGAGGTTATGCCGGGCCAGTGGGAGTTTCAAACTGCTCCTAATAGTGCGTTAAAGTCTTCAGATGACTTGTGGATAGCTCGTTATATTTTGGAACGTGTTTTTGAGCCCGTGTTTATAACGGTATCTTACTATCCGAAGCCTATGTCTGAATGGAACGGAGCGGGTTGTCATACTAATTTCTCTACATTGGAAATGCGGGAAACCTGGAAAGGCATTGAGACTGCGATTGAAAGGTTGCGTGGCTCTAGGCATTATTCCCACATGTCTGTTTATGGAGTGGATAATGATAAAAGGATGACTGGTACGTGTGAAACTTCATTTGCTAACCAGTTTACGGTAGGTGTGACGGACAGGTCTTGTAGCATTCGTATTCCTATTAAGGTTCATAAGGATAGAAAAGGCTATCTGGAAGATCGCCGCCCGGCGGCGAATGTTGACCCTTACCGTGTGTGCGATAGGTTAATTAAGAGTGTTGTTTTGGATGAGGACTAAACAAATGCAGAGTTATGTGACAAAAAATGTTTTAGGTGACGGTATTGGGGAGGTAGCATTATGCGACTCTATGGGAAGTGATTTAACTGTAGTTAATTCTGCTAGAATTTCATTTCAAAATGAATCGGATGAGATAACCACCAAGGACGAAAAGCTTATTTCCTATTTGGCAAAACATAACCACTCATCACCTTTTAGACATTGCTTTGTATCTTTACGCATTAAGGCTCCTGAAGTTGTTATGCGGCAGTGGTATAAGCATGTTATAGGGTGCTCTTGGACCGACCCGGAGTTCCATAACCATGGATGGAATGAAATTTCTGGAAGGTACGTTGAGATGAAACCAGAGTTTTATAAGCCAGAATCTTGGAGAAAACAGTCTAAAGATAATAAGCAAGCGAGTGAAGGTGTTCACACCTCTGATATTGCGGATGAATGTGATTTCCTCTACGAAAAAAGCTTGTCTACTGCTTATAAAGCTTACAAACGTATGGTGGCTGTGGGAACGTCTAAGGAGGAAGCTAGGTTGGTGCTACCTCTATCTCTTTACACTGAGGTTATTTGGACTGCATCTCTTCAGGCGCTGCATAATTTTGTTACATTACGTGACCATGAACATGCGCAATACGAAATACGCGCTTATGCAAAAGCGATTGATGGTATCTGTTCTGGTCTTTTTCCTTTAGCATGGCAGGCTTTAAGTAACCATAGATAATACTCTCCGTAACTAAATACTGTTACTATGAGTTTATTACAAGCAAAGGTGCAAAACCTGTCTCCCATGGATCGGGAGCACTGGGCAGTTATTACTTTTCCGAGGGAACTTGTTAAAGATTTTAACTCGGAATGTTCATTTGTGACTGAAAATGGTCAAACTTGGCGTGCTGTTAAAGGGCGGTCGGACGGTGCCAAGACGGTTTTCCGCGTCCGTGCAGACATACAAGGAGATGAAGAAGTCGTGGGGGTTCTTGAAAATTCCCCCATAGATGATCGTAGGAAAAGTCTTACTCTTCACCCGTGGGTGACAGATGATATTTGGGCTTTAATCCCGTCACTGTCTGGTTTAAGCGCAGAGTGGATTATTCAACCCACGTTGGTTGAATCAACTAACGCCCACCAAAGATGGCATGCCCGTCAGCGCATCCCTTCAGAAGGTCTTATTTTTGAGTGGTGGGCTGATGTTTATGATTTAGACCCGGTTATTCGTGTACGGGGTAAAGTTGTCTGGAGTGATAGGAACGACCCTGAGGGGAATAAAAGTTTCGCGCCAGGGAAACTAATACTTTCTGTTGGAGAGATCTTCTCCATGGAGTTTAAAGAACGTCGTGGAATCACAGATAATTTCTTAGTTGACGGCAAGTGGTGTGCTGCACTTAATACTGAGCCCATAACTCTCCGAGACGGCGCAGGTATTCCTGTATGTTTTAACCTGCTATGCACAGGGTCTATGGAATCATTAGGTAATGATGATTACGCAGAGAAGTCTGCGAACAATTTGATCGCTGCTGGGCAAGGTGATGTTGTTGGTGTTTTTATGGGGTGGGATGGCCACTGGACCTCGAACAATAACACTCCGTCTGAGTATGAAAATGGCGGTGCGGCTCTCGCGGCTCAAAGGTTTGCTGAAGACATGGCCCAGCCGCTTGGGTATTTTGAACCTATTAACTATGGTATAGGTAAGACCCCCGGTCAGACGGGCGATCAGGAAGATTTTGCTGCGGCTAAAGGCACTTATGTGGTGACATACCATGAGCTTAAAATGCTTGATGCTTTGAAGTTTGTATCTGAGTATGAACTATATCGTGGGATTAACCATTATGAGCTTGATGGCTCCATCTTAACTGCTGAAAACCATCCGCGCTGGGTTACTTGGAGTGGGAAAACTCACTGGCATACGGGAGTATCCCCTGATAGGTTAGGGAAAGAGAGCAACACCGGTGCTGGAAATGGGTGGCAAGGTTATGACGATCAGCATAGAAGCCAAAATAATTTAGGGGCGTATATGATGCTTAGTGATGACCCTCTGATTATGAATCAGCTTGAACATCAGAAGGAAATTGACAGGGCTTCATATCGTATTCGGTTTGACAGCTTTGGAGCCCCTCGCGCCCAGGGTAGATTGATGGGGGCTTGGGCTAACTTCGCTGTTTTTGATGAGTCCTGGAAAGAGATAATGGATATTCACGCGACTACTATTATTAACAATAGGAAGATGAATGTTTCAGGTCCAATGAAGGTTCTTAATTCAGCTGGTCCCGACGGGCGCAAACGTGTGTATCAGAACGGGGAACTGGCGAAGTTTGTATGTTTATGGGAGCACGGGTTGGCTGCTGTTGGGCTGTACAATGCCTGGAAGGCAACGGGTAACCCTAAGATTTTAGAGGCAGTACAAAAGGTTGGTAGACTATTACTAAACTATGGGTGGTTTACTGAAAATGGCAACTCGTACATGGTTGGTGATATTGTGTGGAAGGGAGGGGAAGATGTCGATCTCACTCTTAGCAATGGATGGGACGAAAGAGGTTCAAATCCTAAGACACAAGAATTCTTATACGGAGAAGGCGGCGGTGTTTTGTCGTGGGTCTTTAATGGAATTTTAGTTGCACGAGAAGTCCTTGAAGTTAACGATCCTGAACTGGATGAGTTTATTAATTCTAGAGGTTTTAGAGAAGGACCTAGCTCTCGCCGCGAATCAGAGTGGTGGTGCGCAGTTAAAAGATAAATAAATGCTGACTGTAAATAAAAGTAAATCTAAGGGTGCGGATTTTTGGGCCACGCTACCCTTAGATGATCTTGCGTTTGGTAACGCAATGGATTGCGATTTTACCCTACGCGCTTTTTCTGTTCTTCAAGACGAAATGCAACGTAAAAGTGTTAATCACGTTTACGATAATCTATTGAAGGATATTCTAGTTATTCTTGGGATGGTTGAGAACCAGGGTATTCTGGTTGATTCCGATTACCTGGAGGTGCTGGATAAACAACTGCGTGATGAGCTAGACTCCTTGAGTGAGAAGTTACAGGAGTTGGCACCTACTGATGAGACAGTGAACCCAAATTCTACTGCTGAGATGGGTTCATTGCTGTTTACTTCGGATGGGTTTGATCTGACTCCAACAATGTTTTCAGATAAGACCAAGATGCCACAGATTAGTGACGACCACTTGTCTGAGGTCTTAAAAACTACAAAAGATAAGAAGGCCATAGAGTTTATTCAAACTCTATTAAAGTACAAGTATAGAACTAAACAGCACAAGACTTATGTTAAGGGGGTCAAGGCCGCGCTTTCATATAATGAAGACGGCAGGATTTATTCCCAGTATAACTTCGCGACGGTAGTTACTGGACGATTATCTTGTTCCACATACTCTGTGGGTAAAGAAAAGAAGGGAGTTTCTTTTCATACATTACCTAGAGAGTCTGATGATGATCCTGTAAATATTAGGAAGTTAATGAGTGCAGATGAAGATAGAGCGTTTCTTGCTGCGGACTTCTCTCAAGCTGAACTAAGAGTTCTTGCACAGTGCTGCAAGGATAAAAATTTGATCAAGGCGTTCAACTCAGGGCAGGATCTCCATAGATTCACAGCATCTCTCGTCTTTGGTAAAAAAGCAGAAGATGTAACGAAAGAGGAACGTCAAATTGCTAAGTCTGTTAGCTTCCTTATTGTTTATGGGGGCGGGGCGAACAAGCTCGCCCAGCAGATAGGGAAAAGTATAAACTACTGCAAAAATATATTTAAGGCATACGAGAATTCGTTTCCTAAAGTTTTTGGTTGGATTAAGAGAGTCCATAAAATGATTAAGGAAAATGGGTATGCAGTTAGTTTATTTGGTCGGAGGAGGCACCTACCTAATATAAAGAGCCCTGTTAAGAAGTATCAGTTCCGAGCACTGCGGCAAGGCATGAACTTCGTTATCCAAAGCTCTGCTTCTGACTTGATGCTGCACTCTATAAAGAGACTTCATCGTTACCGTGATTTAACCGGATTGGATTTTGATATCCTTGCAACGGTGCATGATTCTGTTGAGGTTCAGTGCGCTAAGAAAGATGTTGAAAAAGTAGCAACTCTTTTAAAATTAGTGCTGCCTATGACGGATGATTTCGAGAAAATGTATGGCATTAAATTTGTTGTTCCTTTTGAAGTAGATGTAGAAGTTGGCACTTCGTTTGGTCATTTAATTGGGGCTGATTTCTCCGATAAAGGAAGTTTAATTAATGGCGATGAAGTTCAATCATTCTTCGAAAATGCATAGGATTGTAGTTTTAACTGATCTTCATTTACGGGCGGATTATTTGCCCGGGTATTTGAATGAGCAGGTAAAAACACTTACTAGGCTTGTAAACAAAAAGCCCCCTGATTCTGTTGTAATCAACGGAGATATTTTTCATAGAAGAAATCCTAAAGGGGCGGAACTTCTAGCTTTTAGAAGATTGTTGGAAGGGCTTCATACTAAAAATATTTACGTTAATCGTGGTAACCATGATACTGTAGCCAAAGATGGGAGTACAGAGACGACGCTTTCTTTATTTTCTGATATTGCTACTATTATAACTGAAACTACTACAATTAGAATTCATGATTTAGATTTTGATTTTATCCCTCATTACGAAGATGAAAGTATTATTATTGATCATCTGAAGAGAAGTAATAATCATGTTTTTGGTCATTTTGGATTTGATGGTTGTGTTGCAAATGGGTCTTACTTGTATGAGTCCTATGTTAAAAAGCATCATTTTAAGAAAACTAAATATAGCCCCAATTTAAGGGTAGGGGATAGGTTAGTTTTTTTAGGACACATCCATAAACCGAAGGTGTATAATGATTCCATATTTGTTCTAGGTACTCAGTATTCTACTACCTTTGGGGAAGCAAACGCTAAGAAATATATCCATGAGCTTATTATTAGGGATAGTAAAGTTGAGGTTGTTAGAAAGCCTATAAATTTTGGTATACGGCATATTGTTACTACTTTAGATCGGTTGGAATCTGATGCTAAGAAATATAGGTTCGACTCCTTTTATACAATACTTCGTATTAAAATGGATACACTAGATGAGGGCACTGAAAAAGATCTTACAGAAACACTTTTGAATAAGTATAATGTAAAACATATAGAGTTTGTGTTTGATGATGTTCTGCCTAAGTATGAAGCGTCTCATGTGGATTATGATTCTCTTTTAACCGTAGACGAAAGTATCATACATGAGTATATTGATAATGCTAATACTATATTTTCAAAACCTGATTTATTGAAAGCGCTAGAGGAAATTAAACTGTATGAAACTTAATAGAATTCATATTGAAAACTTTTTATCAATCAAAAACGCTGAGATTGATTTTGAAGATTTTTCAGATTTAGTTCGTGTGGTTGGTGTCAATACGGATACTAGCCCAACCTCTTCCAATGGCGCGGGTAAGAGTTCTGTTATTGAAGCTATTGCGTTTGCGTTGTTTGGTAAGACTATAAGAAAAACTACTGAGAAGAGTATAAGAAATCTTCATAGCACTGGTAAGTGCAAAGTGACGCTTGTAGTAAACGATAATGTAGTTATTGAACGTACAAAAAAACCCCCTATGTTAAAAGTAACAGTTGATGGGGAAAAATGTACAAAGGAAGGTATATCTCAAACACAGAAGTATTTAGAATCTATCTTGAATACTAATTCTTCTGTGTTTTTAGCATCTATAATCTTTGGGCAAGGCAACGCAACAAATTTTCTTACAGCGTCCCCTGATGAAAAGAGGACAATTATACAAAACTTTTTGTCTGTGTCTGAGTTGTTTGAAAATAGAAATAAAATTAAAGCTTTAAAGTCCCATCATAATAATGCAAAAAAAGTGAGTAGTACTTTATTAGATGAATCAAATTCTAAATTATCAGATTTAGTTAAGCGGCAGAAAGAACTTATAAAGTTATGTAAAGAAGCCGATTCTTTTTTAAGTTCTGAAAAAGCTGCGTTCATACGTAATCATACAGTTTCTGAGATTCAAGAACTGGAAAGAAAGCACCATAAACTGGAGATTGAGAGGACTGAGGAAGACCTTAAAGTTTATGAACAATCTGGAATACTAAGGAGAGCTTCAGAAAGAGTCAAAAAACTTAAAGGAGCCGAGTGTGAGCACTGCGGTAAAGTTTCCCAAAAATCTTATGAGCTTATACAGGAAGATAAAAAAGTCATAGAGTTATGCAAAGAGAATATCGAGGATGCTAAAGATCGAGTGAAGAGATTAGATAAGGATTTAGAAGCAACTGATATTCCAATAACACTACAAGATTTTGAATTAGTTGAAAAAGTCAAAACTTTTGAAGCTGAACTAGCTGTAGTTAATAAGCATATTGAAGAACAAAAATCAATTTGTGAGAGTAGATTAAGTGAGATGGGCTTGGCTACAAAGGGATATGACCTAATGAGGTTTTGGGAGACTGCGTTCTCAGAACAGGGTTTAGTCAAATACGTTATTCGTAATATTTTATCTTTCTTTAACGAACGGTCTAATTACTATTTGGGGTTTCTGACTAAGGGTATTTTTTCAATCGAATTTGATGACAGTTTACATGACACTATTTTAAATAGAGGGAAGCCCGCGTTTTTTGATACCTTGTCAGGAGGGGAAAAGAAGAAACTTTCTTTATCGGTAATGCTAGCTCTTAACGACTTGTTATTGCTTACTGGGAAAGATCGTTCCAATGTCGTCTTTTTTGATGAGATCGCAGATTCTTTAGACGAAGAGGGGATACGTGGTCTTTATGAGTTAATCGTACAGATCACCGAAAATAAAAGGTTATTTATTATTACCCATAACGACTATTTAACGTCTTTGATAGAGGACTGGGCTGACGTTCTGGAGGTCAGGAAAAAAGATCATATTACCACGGTTAAAAAGTTATAATGCCTACTTATGTTCATGTATGTGAGAACTGCGGACCTTTCGAGGTCACAACCGGCACCATCGGCCAGTATATGGAATTGATAGAAGAGCATCCCAAATCAGAAGATGGGGGTAGTGGCCAGCTTCCTTGTGAAGGCTGTGGTGATCTATCTCCGCGAGTGTATACATCTACCAGCTTCATTGTGAAAGGAGGGTTTAACCATCAATACAATCCAAGTTACCGCGCGGGAGCAGAGGAAGAATGGATTAGAAATGAAATTCACAATACCAAGAAAGTGCATAACGCTGAAGTAGGTAGAAAACATAGACCTTATTCAGGGTATACTTTAAAGGACCCTGAAAAGGCGGGGTTTAAGAAAGTAAGTAAAGATGTTGCAGTTCAACGAGCAGAGGCTGCTAAAAAAAGTTTGGGTGACGCTACCCAAAAAGTGGAACAAGCTAGAAAAAGGAAAGGAAACCTATAATGCCCGAAGTTAAGATTTTAAATTTATCTCCGAACCCAGACCCTGCGTATGAAACTACAGGATCTGCTGGGTTTGATCTGGCTGTCTCTAGGAGAGTTGTTCTAGGTCCACAAACCTCTGCTCTTCTGCCTACTGGGCTCCGAATGGTAATCCCAGAGGGGTTTGAAGGGCAAATACGTTTAAGAAGCTCGATGTATAAAAGGGGCATTGTGATGCCTAATGCCCCAGGTACTATTGATTCTGACTACAGGGGCGAGATTTTTATCGCTGTACGTAATATGTATCAGAACAATGATGTTTTGTTTAATGCGGGGGATAGAATAGCTCAAATGGTAATCAATGAGGTGCCAAAAACGGTTATTACCTCTGTCAGTCCCGACGAGTTCGCTGCTTATGAAGCGACCGATAGGGGGGCTGGAGGTTTCGGAAGTACTGGGTCAGGAATGAAGTCAGAAGGTCTATAATAAGCCGTGGCATACAAATTCCAAGACTCCATACAGCGGGGTATAGTTTATCTGGCTAAGTCTGATGAGGCGTTTCTCCTCCAGATTATGCCCATGGTAAAAGATGAATACTTCGAGTTCCCGTCCCATCAGAAGATGTATTCTGTCATTGTGCAGTTTTTTCTTACCTATAAGAAACTGCCGACAGATGACCAGCTTCTTGAAGAAACCAAAAAGATCATGGCTTCTAACGAGCTTTTTGGGGATTACAGGGATGAATTAGACGTTATAAACTGTTTAGATGAGAAGTCTATAGATAACCAAGAATATTACTTGGATTTGGTAGAGGAGTTTGCGAAAGAGCAGGCTGTAAAGGATGCTATTCTTAAGTCTGTCGATCATTTAAAGAAAAAGAATTTTGGAGCCATCGAGGATGAAGTCCGTAATGCTTTTTCTGTTAATCGTAATGTTGATCTAGGTACTGATTACTTCTCTGGTATCAGAGAACGGTGGGACAGGCTTAATAGTGCTTCTTTGGAGCCGAAGTTTAGAACACCTTTTGAAACTTTGAATGACGCCCTGGAGGGGGGTTTGGCCCACAAAGAAATGGCTATGGTAGTAGCTCCACCGGGAGTGGGTAAGTCCTTGTTTCTTGCCAATCAAGCTGCTAGGTCGGTCTTAGACGGTCACAATGTTCTTTATATCTCTTTGGAAATGGCGGAAGACAGAGTAGCCCAAAGAATGGATAGTATTTTTACTAGAATCCAGCAAAAGGAACTTTCTAATCGCGTTGATGATATTGAAGAGAGGTTAGATATAATTTCTAAACAATGGGAAAAGCGCGGCAAGTTAATGGTGAAAGAGTTTCCTACTAAGAGGCTTTCCGTTACTGGTCTTAGAGCGTTCCTTAATCAGTTAAAAAATTATGAAGACTTTACTCCAGACGTTTTAATTATTGATTACCTTGAGTTGATGAAGACTGAGCGTGATATGGCTGAATATCAAGGTCAGGAGCGCTTAGCCCAAGAACTCAGGGGGGTGGCTAGTGAGTATGAGTGTTTGGTGTGGACGGCAACGCAAACTAACCGTGAAGGTAAGAAGGTAAATATTATTACAGATGCGGAGCTTGCAGATTCATACGGCAAGATTCGTGTTTGTGACCTGGTATTTTCCATTAATCAAAGTGAGCAAGAGTTTGATAGTGGTAACGCTAGGTTATATTTAATGAAATCACGTAATGGTCGTGCTAGGTTCATTGTCCCAGTGGGGATTGACTATACACGATTGGTGGTTAGCCAATCTAAATCTAATGACTCCGAAGACTAAGTTGCCTAAACACCCGCTAACATTAAATGTGGGCCATAAAACGTATTCTATTATACAGAAATCGTTATCCAAAGATAATCTTTATGGGTGTGTAGAGTTTACTAAGAACTCTATAACGATTGATCCAAATCAATCTTTGGAGGATTATAAATCTACTTTATTACATGAAATTACTCATGTGGGTTTTGATTTATTTGGGCTGGGTGATGATGATGAGATGCCAAATCAGATGGGCAATGAGTTCCTTACCTCGGTAACTTCTAATATGTTTATTTTACTAGCAGCATTAAATCCAGAACTCTTTTCTTTTATTTTAAGCAATGAATGACATAGAAAAAACATACTTTAATTTGGAAGACACCTACCTTGATATTACCAAAAATTATTTAAAGGTAGACGAAAGCAATGTTGATACTGCTTTGTTTCAACATACAGGAGTGTACTCGTTTTTTGGGGCTGTATTAGCTTATGCAAAACGGGAGTTAGATAGAGCTTCAAACAATAAAGACAGGGAGGAAGCGGTTGTACGCGAGGCCAGAAGGTCTGAGTTAGTAGCGTCGGGTAAGAAGGCTACTGATCGTGCTTTGGATGCATATGTTAAAACTGTTTCGTCAGTACAGGAACAAGAAAATAGACTTGAAGTATGCACACACAGGTATAACCTTGCTAAGAATATTGTTAATTCTCTAGATCATCAAAAGGATATGCTGGTACAAATTTCTGCTAATAAGAGGGCGGAATCAAAGCTAATTAGCGATAATTTCGGTAGCTAGATGACTATTATAACTGGTAAGTAAGAGGCTTACATCAACAGATTAACAGGTAATAACTATGGTAAACTTAGAAGAACTGCGGAAGAAGTATGACGCTATTCAAAAAGCGCAAAGTGGCGGTGGGGGGGATAATGATTTCCTCAAAAAGTTTTTTATGATGGAAGAGGGCACTTCCGTTGTTCGTGTACTACCTTCAGTAGAAGGGTCTGAGAATGAGTTTTATTCTGAGACTGCTATTCACCGAATCAACGATAAGAACTATCATTGTCCTCGCGTAAAGGGACATGATTGTCCTGTATGTGATCTTTATTATCGTTTGTGGAAGGTCGAAGGTCCTATGAGGGAAGAAGCTCAGGATCTAGCTCGTCAGATTAAGCCTCGCAAGCGCTACTATATGAATGTTGTTGATAGGCGTGATGACAGCGTAAAGATTCTTTCTATGGGTATGAAGCTATTTGGAAAGATCTTGGACTGTTTCTTTGATGAGGACTATGGGGATATCACTAACCTTAAAGAGGGTTGGGATTTTAAGATTGTAAAGGATACTCAAGGGCAATGGCCTAGCTACGACAAGTCTTCCCCAAAGCCAAAGCAAAGCGCTGCGGGTTCTGAGAAGCAGGTTGCTGAGTGGATGGATGAACTCCACGATATTCATGGTCTTGTTAAGTTCCCTACTTATGATGAACTAAAGGGGCTGGCCATGGAGATGGAAAGTCTTGTTATGGGCACTCCCAGTAGAAGTGCGCCTAAGGAGACACCTGAATCAAATGAAAGTGATGATGATTATATCGCTCACTTAAAAAGCTTGAAAGCTGATTAATTTTTTTCGTAGAAAATATATAATTTTATAGGGTGTTATGTCTTTTATGACATAGCACCCTTTTTTAATATGGCATCCCCCAGATTTAGTGTAATAGTACCTCATTATCAAGGGTCTGTAACTCATAAAGATTTTCTTCGAGGTATTGATAGCCTTAAGGCTCAGACATTTCAAGATTTTGAAATTTTATGTTATCATGATGGACCTTTGTTGGAAGATAAGAAGTTACCTATTGATGTGGTTTGTACCAATAAAAGGTATAATGATTGGGGGCATTCTTTGAGGGATATAGGGATTCGGCGGGCTAAAGGGGAGTACATTATTCACTTTAATCCTGATAACATATTATACGAAAACGCTTTAGAAGTTTTGAGCAACCATACTGACCCTATTATTATTTTTCAACTGAAGATGAAGGGTTTTATTGAATTTCATATGAATGGGAAGCACTTTAGAGGTTATGATTATCTGGATGAGGAAAAAACTAAAAGAAATTATAGTACTTCAGTTGTTTTGACGGGGGAGCCCCCCGTTTGGGGAAATATAGATGCTATGCAACTTGTAATGAAGCGTAAGAAATGGTTAAAGTATGGGGGGTGGTATGACAAAAGGAAGACTAGCGACGGGTATATGTATCAGCGTTTTTGCAAAGATACTCCTCCGCGATATGTACGTGTTGTTCTAGGAGAGCATTACTAATGAAGAAGAAACTAAAAATCTTAGCCTGTCCGGCCAATGAGGGTGGTTGTGCCTACTATAGAGTTATATTGCCTGCTAACAAACTACAGCAACTCCACCCGGATGAAGTAGAGGTGCGGTTGGACCTAAACCCTCTCGGGTGGGATAAGGAAGAGATGGAACGCCAACAAAAGAAACCCTTAATTCTTCCAGAGTATACAGGGGAAAACTTAGAGTGGGCGGATGTTGTATTTCATCAAAATATTCATAACTTTGGAGGAGAGTATACTTTTGAGCTTATGAGACGGGCTGCGGAGATGAATAAGCTAACGCATTATGATAATGATGACTTGGTCACTGACTTGTACCAAGGGCACAGGTTACATGGTACGTATGAGCACCATAAGCTAGGAGACTTAGTAAAACAAATTTATTCGTTTGTTGATATTGTATCTGTGACTCAACGTAAGTTTGCAGAACGTATTGCTCCTTATGTTGGTCGTGCGTTAGTGATAATAAAAAATGCCATTGATTATGACTTAGATTGCTGGAATCAACCTAAGCTGCCTGCCCCAAGAAAAGGAAAAACTTGTCGTGTTGGATGGGTAGGAGGGATTCATCATGAGGAAGATGTAAAGGAGTTTCCTGGGGTTGCAATGGTTGTGAATTCTCGTGTGGGTCCTGAGAATATTCATTGGGGTTGGTACGGCAGACCTCCTATGCCGATGAAAGATGGGAAACCTGACCCGGATTGGCAGCAAGATGTGTGGGATAATTACCAAAAGTACTTATCTAAAGGGATAAGGCATAAGAATTTCCAAGTATACCCCGCCTTACCTGCTGAACATTACGGTAAGATGTACACTAATATTGATCTTGCGATAGCTCCCCTTCAGTTTAATAACTTCAACGATTCTAAGTCTGAGATCAAGGTTGCGGAGTGTGGTAGGTATGGAGTACCTCTTATCGCCACAAACTGTGGGTGTTATGATGAAACCATTGTTAACGGCGAGACTGGCTATCTGATCGACCCAGAAAATTCTGTTAGTGAGTGGGTATCGCGTATTTCAAAAGTAGTTAAGGATCGTAAGCATCGTGAGGAGATGGGTCGTAACCTTAAAGCAATCACGGATAAACACTTTGATATTAACAAGAATGTTTATGGGCGCGTAGAATTGTATAATGAAGTTCTAAATGCGAAAAGCCAGGCGCTTATATCTAAAAACCCTAACTAATCATATGAATAACAAACAAGAAGAAATTGCTAAAAGAGAGCTTGCTAAATTTAGGGGAGGTGGTGACCCTCCCCAGATAAAACAAGCTGTATACGGCACCAAGGAACAGTTTGTTGATGTTAGTGATATTCTTAGACTTCAGCTAGTATCTAATGGAAAGGTACATGTTCGTTCCGGTAATAAGTTAAGAGGAGACCCTGATCCCGGTAAGATAAAAAGTTTAAGGGTTGTCATGCAAGATGAAGAGTTTGAAATTAGAGAAGGTAAATGGTTTGTATGGCCTAAAGATGAAGGTATAAACCACCTAGTTATTTTTTATTCTCATGTGGATCCACAGGCAGATAGGCGACAAGGTGAGCTTGTTTCGTATTGTTTGAATCATTTATTAGATACTATACCGGACAATGCTGTTGTTCGAGGAGGCTTAATTCACCCATATCCAATACATAACCCTAAATTTTATAACTATGAGCCTATGTATCGGGAAGGTAATGGTCATGCGATGATTATGCAGCAAATCTATAGGACGTTACTTGCTGCTCGAAACGAAGGGCTTACATCGCTTAAATATGTTTCATTTGCAGAGCATGATACCTTATACCCTGCTAGTCATTTTCAGTTCAAGGATTTTGAAGAGGACCTTCTCGTAAATGCTAATCACATTGGTTTTACGCAAGATGGGTTTCAGAAACCACAGGAGAACGAAACGTGGCCTACGTTTTCAATGACGATGAAGTATGATTTTGCGATTGAATACTTTAGAAACAGGATTGAGTGCTATTTTGAAGACCCGACGTCGTTCGGTCTTATTGAGCCTACGACAGAATCTTGGTTCAAAACCATCAGCAGGTGGACTGAGATGACGCGAAAAGGGTTGACCTGTACGCATAAAGTTAGAAAAACAGAAGAGCCAATTCTACATCTGTGGAATGGATTTCATAGCACAAGCCATTACCGAACATACCCGAAAGACGAATATCTAAAGCATAATGCTTACTGGGGTGATGCTCAACAACTTGCTAAAGCCTATTATGGAGATTGGCTACCTTCAATTCCAAAAATCCCAGACTAAAATTCTATTACTGAAAAAAAAATGGGACCTAACTCCTTTTGGTCACCACAGCGGTACAGGCATTGTGGACTTTGGAGATAATATCACCATTACCGGACTATAATTACTATTATAGTTCATGAGCTTCCTTGATGATATTTGCAAGCGTCTAGATGGCGCTGCCCTTCTGTCCGAAGAGGACCAGATACATGGGTTTGTGGACTCTGGTTCCTATGCTCTTAACAAAGTACTTTCTGGTAAGTATACAGGTGGGTATCCCATCGGGGCTATTACAGAAATCTATGGGGAGAGTAGTACTGCAAAAACTGTGTTTTTAACCCATGCCTTTGTGGGGGCTCAGGCTAGGGGTTACTACACGGTAATGATTGATAATGAACATGCATACTCCCCTAGCTTTGCTAAGACTCTGGGAGTGGACCCGGATAAGCTAATTTACCTCATGCCAGAAACCATGGAGGAGTGTTTTTTGGCCATTGAGAATGTTATTAGAGTTATTAGGGAAAAAGATAAGGACACCCCTATCCTTATAGGATATGATTCTATTGGAGTGTCCCCTACTAAGAAAGAAATGGATGATGATTTCGGAAAGAACTCCGAGATGGCGGGAGCTTTGCGTGCGAAAGTTGCAGGGCAATGTTTGCGCAGGATCAACCCACTTCTTCGAAGGCATAAAGCAGCGTTGCTGATTATAAATCAGGTCCGTAGTAAAGTAGGGGTTATGTTCGGCGACCCCAGGACCAAGGCTGGAGGAGGGAAGGCTCTTTTGTATTATTGCGGGGTTTCCATTGAAACTTCTTCAAACAAGAGTGATGTTATTTATGATGACATAAAAAACCCTATAGGTATAAAAGGTTCCATTAAGTGTGTAAAGAACAAGGTGACAGTCCCTTACCAAGATTGTGAGTTTAAGTTATTGTATGATAAAGGTCTTGAAAATCACTACGGGCTTACTACATACGCTTACAAAAAGGGTCAGGTTACCTCCCCCGCAAAAGGGTGGTATTCCTTAGACGGGGAGTCTAAGATACGTGCAGCTGGGATGAACACTGTTTTAGCCGAGAAAATAATGTCTGGTGAGTTAGAGTAATGGCACATGAACTTGGCGAGCTACTGGGGAATGTTGTAGGGTGTCTTATCCTAGCTGCTCCTTGGGTTATTTTGGGTGGTATCATCCTGATTCCAATTTTAAGTTTTTTCTCTGCATTATCATGGTTTAAACTTCTTTGGCTTTTATTTAATCGTTCCACGGTGGCTCAATCGGTAGAGCATTCGGCTGTTAACCGAACGGTTGTAGGTTCAAGTCCTACTCGTGGAGCCACTTTAAAGAAAACCCCTAAAAAGAAAGTTTCTGAGACTCCGATTGTTTCAGATTATAGGGACGAATTTAATTTGCCGGAAAGTCCTTTTACTGACTAAATACTATAGAGGTAGAATAATGGTAAACATATTTCATGGATGGGGTTTGAATTTAGATGAGAAGAAGCATGCTGGGTTCAAGGAGGAAGATGCAGAAGGTAAAAAAGCTGAGTTTGACCCTCGTAAAACTCGTATCCCTTCTTTTGATACTATTGCGGATGCTTTGAGTAAAACTTCTTATGGTCAGATTTTTACTACTCCAAAGTCTTCAAATATTTATGTTATTACTAGAGGTACTTGGGGAGAGAAATCAAAGGATAAGGTTGTTAAAAGTTTCCCGGCAGGCACCCCTTACACTGAAATTAAGTCTTACTCTGACCGTACTAAATCAAAACATGGCGGCAAGGCCATAAAGAAGGGCGAAAAGGGTCGAGAGGAAGCTGGGTTTGCTACTAAGGATAAAAAGGATAAGGCTAAGAACTTTAAGCCTGTAGATTAATGGTTAGGAATTACATACCAAAGAAACGTTTTTTTGAAGCCCCTAGAATCCACAAGATTGCTAAGGATATTCTTACTGATTGCAAGGAGGATAGGGGTCGTGCATTAGAAACATTTGAGTATTTTAAAAATCTTGTAACTGCTAATCCTGAGGATGATAAAGCTAAAGCTGAAATGATACATGCGTTGGGACTTTCACAAGACGCGAACGATAAGATTGTGAAAGTTTTAGACATGATGATAAAGATGACTCAAAATGAACAGAGGCTGGAACAAGCCAGTACCCCTGTAAAAGCAGAATCTCTTTCCTTTGAAGACTTAAGAAAAAATGGTTAAACACGATGCTTATGTTGTTTATAGCCCTGCTCTCGATGAATTTGTTCGTATAAAAAAATTCTCTGAGCTTGAGCTAGGTACTTTAATCAATGATTTAGGCACCCTTATAAATAAGCCCGGTGCTAAAATAAGTGAATATGTTAAAGAGGTCATTCGTAAGTGCATTGAAGATTATGCACGTTATGATCTTGCTGCGAACATAGAATGTTTGTATGAATGTGTTACGGAAGTATTCCCTCTTCTTCAAATAGAGTTTGTTTGTAAGACAGTTAATGAATTGTCTGATGAGCCCTCTGAACAGAAAAAAACCGCTGCCGACAGCCGCTCAACTTTAGCTGAGATTGTAAGCCTTACCAATAAGATTAAAAAGAATCTTATTGGGCAAGATGAGGCTGTTGATGAATGTACGAAATCCATTAAGTTGATTAGTTCGGGACTTGATAAGTTCATCTCGTTGTTCTTTATTGGACCTACAGGCGTAGGTAAAACAGAACTAGCCCGTCTACTTGCTAGAGAATACCTTGGAAGTTCGAAAAGCCTATTAAAGATTAACTGTGGGGAATATGCCACAGGGCATGAGTATGCCAAACTGATCGGGAGCCCCCCAGGGTATGTTGGGCATAATGAAAAGGGCATTCTATCTGAAAAAGCGGAACAATCATCTAAATGGATTATTCTTTTTGATGAGATAGAAAAAGCTCATCCCAAGCTTATGAACCTATTGTTAGGGTTCCTTGACGATGGAAAGCTTGTTGATAGCCGTGGGGTAGAACTTGATTTTTCAGATTCTATTATTTGCTTTACGAGTAACATCGGAATTAAGAACAATGTGGGTAAAAAGTTAGTTGGGTTTGGGAATGAAGTTCGGTCTTATGACGCCTCTAGGGATGATATAACCGAAGAGTTTAGGAATCATTTTAATCCTGAGTTCATCAATAGACTTGATTCTGTTATCTATTTTAATCAGCTAACTGAAGACGATGCGGCAAAAATTACGAGGCTGTATTTGAAGAAGTTACCTATAAAAACAACAAAAAAACTTGTAGATTTTGTAGTGGCCGGGTCATTCTCTCCTGAGTATGGAGCTAGAAATATTAATAGGTTCATCCGCAACAATATTACTATAAAAATTGCCGATAGAATCTTGCAGGATGGGGATGGAAAGACCTATAAAGCCGTGTTTAAAAACAATGAGTTAAGTTCTGTAGTATAAACTATATATAATTTTATGAGCACTTCTGGGACAACACCGACGACTAATAACCCCAAAACGTTATCAGGATGGGTCGGTCATTTATTAACTTTATTATTA